TTGAGATAGGCCACTCCCATTTTAATTTGAGAGTAAGGATCCATATATCTAACACGATCATTCTTCATTTGAATGAGTCCGTAATGAGTTCCAGACTTTGCTTGAAAGTTCCATCTCGATTCTCGATAGACGATGTCATAGAAGCATTGAGTCTGCTCATAATCGATGATGAGAGTATGAGCATAAAGCTTCATGTAATCGATATTGGACGCCGCTTCGGCATGAGTAGCCCCAAGCGATGCGATCAGGATGGAGAGGCTAACAACAGGCCGGAGGAGTCTTTTTTTTATCTTTGTCTTTTTATCATTGAAAGAGTAATAATCATTCTTTTTCGTGACTATTCTCTCGTTCTCGGCCTGTACCTGTCCAGCGTACACCGTAGAGTCAAGAGGTTTGAGCCTACGCCTAACCGTTTGTTTGATAACAATTTGATAACAATTTACTGCAACAGAACTGTAACGATTATAACGTTTTGTTATAATACGGACGCTCTGTGTGTAAGCCTGTGGATAACTCATCTGTCCACCGCCAAAGACAAGAGTCGGCCGATGACAAGTCCAACCAGTAATCCGATCATGAATGCGCTCATGACTTGCCCCAACCTTTGCCCTTGAATATCGACGGAGTAGCGTCGTATAGCCTCTCCATTGGTATCACGCAGTAGTCACAATAAGGCGAACGTTCAAGCTCTACCATTGGCCGTTTGATTGTCTGCACTCTTGAGCAGACTTGACACTTGTACTCATAGATCGCCATCTAAGTCCTCGACTCTCGCTATTCCCATGACTTCGCACTCTACGCATTGAACGACTTTCAAATCCGGCGGAAGATTGTCCGTGACGATGTGTGTGATGTGGATTGTTTTCTTTTTACACTTTCGGCAATTAGATTGCACTTGCATAACTACTCCTCCCTAAGTCCTCAATTGGATTGAGATGTTGCTGTGAGACCCACCATGAATCTTGCCCGGTATTTTTGAATTTGTTTTTCTTTGCAGCTGATACCGGTATCCAACCAGCGATGTAATACTCTGGAGATTTACCTACGACAAGAACGGCCACGTCATCGTCTCGATCGGTTGGATAGATGATGAGACTGCCATTGATGTATGAAGTCCATTTGACCTCGATTGCTTTGCCGACGTCGGCTTTGCGCTTGCCCTTTGATTCATTGATGTCAAAGTCAAGTCCGAAGTATTGAGCGACCAGTAACTCCGCCGCCAAAGATTCGGCGTATTCGGTAGTCTGTTCGTGTTTGTTTAGCTTTGTGTTGTAATGAACCGTGACGCCTAATTGCTGGCCGTATGCGAATATGACTTCTCCTGCGCGCTTATGTACTGCCCACTCATCGGCTTCATTGATTGGCATTCTAACCATGTGGATTCTCCCGATGTACTCGGCATAGATAGATCATAAGCTCCGGCGGATTGCACTTAGCAAAGCCAGCCCCTTCGGCTGGCTCTACTGCTCCGCATATTGAACAAGTCTCTTCGCCTTGAATGATGTCTTCAAGATTGACCCAACCTTCGGCCGTGTGTATCTGAATCCCGGCCATTTATTGTCTGCCCCATTGTCCATCGGAGCCGAGAATGTGCCAGTCCGGCGGACATTGATTGGCCTTGAGTCGCTCTGTGCAAAAGAATCCGCCCCATGCCTTGCCTGTCTTCGACTGACCCTCTTTCCAAACCATCGCCCCGTGTGAACACCGTGGAGCCGCTGGAACAAGTGTTCCGCCTAGTCCTTGCTGTATCTGCTCGACTGCGCTCTTGAGCGTTGGAATGCCCTCGGCTTGTGGATCGAAGTTTGTCTTCCAGTAGTCCGGTGTCTCTTCGGAGACCTTGACAATTTGAGGATCTATGACTTCGACCTGTTGCATATTTTGAAGAGTCGGACGTTGATCCGAGCCGAGCACGAGACCAATACACCTACCAATTGCCGATGTAGCTGTATCTTCGACAAACCATTTTTTCATTCCGACGTTGTAAGTTTGTACGTTGCCGAATGCCATGTCTGTTCCTGCCGGATGTATATCTTCGATGTCTCGCCAGACTTTGCATTGAATGAGGACAAATCCTTTGTCGGCGTTAAAATCTAAGATATTTGTTTCAATTCGACCTGTTGGATGTGTCTCCCAAAAGCGTTTGATGCGAGTTGCGACATCTTCGTAATTGTCCAGGAATCCGGCCATTAGTTGATTACCTCGGAATCCTGACGTCGAGCATAAGCGCGGCCGCGTCTGTAGCCGTCGCGCTTTCCGTCGTTGTATCCCGAAGAGTAAGCTCCGAGATAGATAAGGCCAGAGCAAAGTATTGCTCCCATTAAGGTAAAAATTATATCTATCATTTTGTGCTCCCGTTTAGGGATCGACGTTCGCGCTCCCTAGTTACAGGATGACACTTATCGCCAGAGCTTGCAAGATTAGAGTCGGCGTGTCTATTTATTGAGAAGCTGATCGATAAGAGCGTCTAGCCTCGACTCAATGCGATTGACTTGATCCTTGAGGCTGTTTCCACCATTGGGAGAGAACTCCCTCATGATGGATTTCACGATAAAACGCATCGACGAATAGATCGCTGTCACGACTGAAATTACTAGGCCAATGACTAGGCTCCATTCGCCTAGACTCATTTTCTACCGAATGCGCCATCGTTAGGATTGAGCCAGCGGATTATGACTGGCAAGACCGCAGCTAGACCAGCTCCAAGAATTGCCTTCGGATCGGTGACTCCAGCTAGATAAACGGCCAAGCATGAGGCCACGAAGCTTCTAGACCAAGATGCGAGAATTGCCTTGAGTTCGTTCATTTTTTCGCCTTGCCTTTCGCTGGATGTTTTATCTCTAAAGCTGGAAAAGTTCCAGCGTATGCGGAAAGTTTAGGCCTAGCGTATCCAACTATCTCGGATTTCGTCCGTGTCTTAATCATGACCATTCCGCCGTTGCGTTGATCTCCCGTGCCGGATGTGTTGCCCTCGATAAGTACGACGGCATTACCTAAAACCTTTGCAACAATTCCGATGTGAGAGATACGATCAACGCCGTCATGTGGAAAGTCCATGAAGCATAAATCGCCAATTTGAGGCTTATCTTCTATCCATCGGCCAAGCTCTTTCATCTTATGCGCCCCAATTGCAGTTGAGACCATTGATGGAATTTTGACCTCGGCTTTGTCATAGACCCAATTTACGAACGAACCGCACCACGGCAGACCATCGGCTTTTGTGTGCTTTCCGTACTTTGTAAGATTGTCCGGCTCTTCGACATAGCCCACCTCTTCGAGTGCAACCTCGATGATGCGAGCTGAAGTGCCGGATGGATAAGTCACTTTGATTCGGCCTCAATTTGTTGAATTCTCATCTCCGCCCAGTTAGTCGCGGCCTCTTCGTACTCTTCCGGCGTAAGCTCATATTTTTCGCCTTCAATAGTTGCAACCATTTTTGGATTCTCTTTTTTAATTTGAGCGATGAGAGATTCACGAGTTATTTTTTCGCCCATGTTATGCAACCTCATAACTAAAGGCGACTCTAAATCTATCGCCGTTTGCCCATGTTGCCGGAATTGTGGCCGATGTGGCAGTCGATGACGCATAAGTTCCAGAAGCGTTAATTGCACTCAATGAAGCGGTTGTCGTTGAAGCCAAAGTAACGATTCCCATGTAGGTAGTTGCGCCCAACGTATATCGACACACTCCGCTGTTGCTTTGATTTTGTGCGCTTGTGGAAGTAAGCGGAAGCGTGAGTACAATGTTTCCGGTAATGCTGGAAGTCGATTGCAATTGAAAATCAACCATGACGTTACACGTCGTTCCGACTTTTTGATACTTACAATAATGAGTAATCCCGTTTCCAATAGTAAAGCCTGTACCTGCTAGCGTAAAGCTTGTCCATAATCCCGACCATGTGAAAGCCATGTTGGTAGCGGAAGTTTTGGTCAAAATTGCGCTAGTCGATCCGCCTAAGAGTTGAGCCATCGATGTATCGACGCCCTGCCCGAATGTGTTGAATTGTGCAGGAAGATTAGTTACTAAATCTGCCGCTACTGGCATGACCCAGCCGAAGTTAGTTGTCGGATTTGCCATCTGTTTTCCTTTCTAAACTACCGAAGTGATCGCGTGTGCATAGTCAAGCGTAGGCGATAAAGTGTTGTAAGCCTCTACGACACTCACCTGTTGCCATTGGATCGCTCTTACTGAGTAAGCCAAAGCCGAGACATTAAGCGTCAAAGAGACGTCATTATAGGAAGCTTGAAAAGTAAAGCCCTCGACGAAGCCTAAAAATGGCGTTGCCATGTTTGACGGTAAATTGTCAATCCTTATCGGAGCACCAAAGAAAATTGAGATGAGCTTGTCACGTCTGACGTCTGTGATATCAGGATTGCCAAGTCCGAACCGAATTGAATTAAAGTTTGGAACTGGATTGGCGAAATATTTGAGAAAAAACGCGGCTTGTTGCTGTGCGTCGGCAAGCAGACTTAAAGTTGAGTTGACCGTATAGCCATTCTGACCATACAAGGCTATCGATGTGTCATCTGATGTCGATGTCGATGATGTTCCGCCGACTCCATAATTGACCGTAATTGAGTTTCTGACATCTCCGACGCTCATCTTTGTCTGTAATCCTTGACCGATGGCGTCATTCGCAGTTAAATCGATGTAGCCATTGACGGCTAGATAATCCACGCGCCGAGTCGAATCGGCATACGAAACCGCGCCCGTGGCGTCCTCGTAGATGTTTCCCAATCCTGAATTGGCAATTGTTGAAGCTACGGAATAGACATTCTGTGGATTGACTGCTCTTGCGATTTGAAGATAATCGCCCGGAACGTCGATCGTGCCGTATCCCGTGGAGTATGCGTAAGTCTGAGAACCGGGAAAGTCCTGATACGCGATGTTAGCGAAAGCCGAACTATAAGCAAAATTACTGAAATCGTTTAGTGCTTGTTTAATCTGATATCCGTCATAATCTGACGACAAGCCGCCGCCTGTGAGCTGCCTTTGTAGTTTAGCCAGTCCGCCATAGGCAACAATTCGAAGTTCTTGAGTGACTGCCGATGTTCCCACTTGTGAGACTGTCAAGGTTACATCGGAGACCGCGCCGCCAAAGATTTGGATATAAGTCGCCGATGAGTTTTCAAGCTCGATGGAGATCGTATCATTTATGTTGATGTCAGGATCGGAGCCGTCTAAGAGAATGATTGTGAAATTGCAGTAGGAAGCTTGAGGCTGTTGCCATATAGTCGTTCGGCCACTTGTCATCGATAAAGTCGCAAGAATGTAATTCGTGGAGACTGTACCGTTGACCTTGATTCGCCAAACTGGAGACCAATTACTCATCGACTATTCCATCGATCGGGAGTTTTGCAAATTGACTGCTCCGCCTGTACCGCTTCGATACGATTGATTTAAGGTCTCGGTAATGACTCTCGCCGTACCTTCCGAATCGATGGCTCCGTTGACTGTGATGTTATTGACAACGGTTGGAGTCGGAGTTTGAACTTTTGTGTAATCTCCTGTCGTGCCAGTTGTTAAACCTGCGCCTTGATAATCTCCAATCATAGGAACCGGAGTTATTACAATTGGCTTGATGGGAATGACCGTCGCGGATGTAGATCCTGAGCTTGACCCTGAACCGCTTGAGCTTCCGCCTGTATCCGGCATCTTGAGCACTACGCCGCCGGAAGCTGCTAAGTCTCCGATGTCTTGTTGTGCGTTTTGAGCCGCGTCGTAAGCACCTTTGGACTGTGTAGCGGCTCCACCGCCGGAGCCGATGAGTGGAATTTTGTCAATGTCTTTGCCAATTTTGACAATGTTGATTCCGTCGATGACTTTGTTGATTGCCGTGATTGCGGCGTTTATCATCGGTTTGAGCGCGCCAAGAATTGTTCCGATGACATCGATGACGACTCCTGCTATGTCGCCGATGACTTTGAACGCTCCACCGATAACCGTCCCTAAGAATGGAGCAAGAACGCGAATGACCTCGACGAATGACTCAAATTTTTCTTTATTGTCATCGATGGCTGTTGTAATACTTTCAAAAGCTGATTTCATTCCCTCAAAGACTGGCGTTGCGACTGTTTTGATGATGTTGACGAAATCTGAAATTTTAGTCGTGAGTCCACCTTTGTCGCTGGAGAACGCATCCGATACTTTCTCAACGATTGGAAGTATATTGTCCGTAAAGTATCCGACCATTTTTTCAAGTATTGGCAAGAGTGCAGTTCCGATAGTTTCAAGAGATTCATCGAATGCAATTTTGAGACGATCCATTCGTCCTTGAAAAGTCTCGGCATTCTTAGAAGCTGAACCGCCGAAGAGCTGTGAAAGTTTGTCTTGAGTTTCGGTAAATGACATCGCCTTGAGTTCGGCGGCCGACATTCCGACGCCCAATTTTCCAAGAGATGCGCTGTTGCCGTCGTAGGCTTTCCCGAGTGCATTGGCGACGGCTTCCAACGGCTTTCCTGTTTGTGCCGAGATGTCGAGTGCTAAATTGAGAAGTTCTTGAGCCTTTGTCGAATCATTTGTCGAAAGTGCCAACCGAGACAATGCCGGACGAAGTTCGTCGTCTGTGACTCCAGTTGCCAAAGATGTTTTAAGAATCTGTTCTTCAATTGCAGCGATTTGTGTTTTTGTCGCGCCAGTTGCATTCTCTAAAGCTGTGGCCAATTTGATTTGAGATTGTTCGTCTGCAATGGCTGACTGGACACCATCGACAAGAAGCTTCCCGGCATAGATCGCGGCGGCCGCTCCAGCCGCCGCGAATGCTAGTCCGGCTTTTTTGCCATAGTCTGAAATCTTATCGCCGAAGCCTTCGACCTCTTGAGATCCGTCTGTGAGATTCTTTTTGAGATTGTCAATGTCGGCAAGAATGGAAAGCTTGAGAGTGCGTGAACCTGTTCCGGCCATTTAGTCCCACTCTTTCATGATTTTATCGAGTGCATTTTCCCACTTTGCGACAATCTCCGGTTGCAACGCGCGCAAAGTTGGATAAATAAACCAACCTGTCGAACCGCGACCCGTTGAACCTGACCAGACTG